TGCTGGCTTTTCCGACAAGAGTTATTGGTATGTTACGTTAACCAGAAAATGGAAAAAGACATGCTAAAACAGTAGGATATGACCGAAACCGCCAGAGTGGTGTTTAATGAATTAAGTGCCACCGAACCGGCGACAGTCGGGGAGATTGCGCAGAATACTTACCTTTCACGTGAACGCTGCCAGTTAATACTGACCCAGCTTGTTATGGCGGGGCTGGCAGACTATCAGTTCGGTTGTTACAGACGCCTTCAGTCCTGAAGGCTTTTTTATTTGTGGTAAATGGGCGGCTGGTGGGTGTGGTGGTTGTTGCTTTCCCGTTGCTGAAAAAGAAAGCATCAGGCGATTAGCAGGGTATCAGTTACCCGTTGAAATTTTTAAATACCTCACAATTCAGGCGGTTGACTGTTGTCTGGTTTGCGGGGAGTTTGTTAAAAGAAACTGGCATGGTGAATCCCCCTGTGCGGAGGGGCAATCAGCGACTGGTGTTTTGTCACCGACCCTTATCCTTTCTGTGCGGGTTCAGGTGCTGATACTGAACTCACCGGGAGGCACCCGGCATCATGCAATGGCACATAGCGCCACTCTCCAGCCCCTCTCCGGAGGGGCTTTTCTGTGCCGGATACATCACAGTTTCTGGAACCTTAGGTACTACAGTATCAGTCAGGGTGCTATATTTTCAGATGTGATGAAAGCCTGTCAGCAGGCAGGGCGTATCGGAAATGACCCAGTAGAGAAAACGTTGACTCAGATACCGGTGCTGAGTTACCGGGAAACCGGCATCACATGACCGCTATCCTTCTAGGCCCATCCGCTCCGGTGGGCCTTTTTACTGCAGAAAACAGGTTCCCCGTTAAATGCTATGTTGCTCACAATTCAGTAAGTTGACAGTTGCCTGTCAGACTGGGCATTTGTTAAAAAAATTTCGCATGGTGAATCCCCCTGAGCGGAGGGGCGACTGGTGACGGTATAATCTCTGATTATCAAAACGAGAATGACGCGGGTTTAGTGGCACCGGGCTGAACTCACCGGGAGGCACCCGGCACCATGTGCATGATGATACAGATACGCGGCTTTAGCCCCTCTCCGGAGGGGCTTTCTTGTGGGCAAAAAAAGCCCGAGTGGGTTCGGGCAACAGCATGAGATATACATTTTTATAATCGAATGGATTTTAACCAGAATTCATAAGGCTGCGCAACTGCGCGGCCTTTTTCGTATTGCGGGCTGTAGTCTTCCTCCTGCCATTGTCCTGTAACTTCCGGACTTCAGCTCGCTCCTTATCTGACTCACAACATTATCCCGACCGGGAGGATTCATGACATTTAAACACTACGATGTGGTCAGGGCGGCGTCGCCGTCAGACCTTGCGGAGCGACTGACACAAAAACTGAAGGAGGGGTGGCAGCCATTTGGCAGCCCTGTCGCCATCACGCCTTATACCCTGATGCAGGCCATTGCGGCGGAAGGTGATGTCACCACACCTGTGGTGGTGAAGCCGTCGGATGGAGAAGGCACAGTTATCAGCACCACCAGCGAACCGGAGTATTACTTTGTTGTTGTTCTGGCGGGGCAGTCAAACTCAATGTCTTTTGGGGAAGGGCTGCCGCTGCCGGAGACATATGACCGTCCGGACCCGCGTATTAAACAGCTGGCGCGTCGCAGTACGGTGACGCCGGGTGGTGCCGCCTGTAAATATAACGACATCATTCCGGCAGACCACTGTCTGCATGATGTGCAGGATATGAGTAACCTGAATCATCCTGAAGCGGACCTTAATAAAGGGCAGTACGGTTGTGTGGGGCATGCTCTGCATGTTGCCAAAAAGCTGCTGCCGTTTATGCCTGCGAATGCGGGTATCCTTCTTGTTCCATGTGGCCGTGGCGATTCGGGATTTACTGCGGGGGCCGAGGGGGCGTTTAACGCAGCGTCGGGAGCGACCGCAGGCTCGTCCCTGTGGGGGGCGGATAAACCGCTGTATTATGACCTGGTCAGCAGAACCCGTGCGGCCCTGAAGAAAAATCCGAAGAACGTGCTGTTATCAGTGATTTGGATGCAGGGAGAAAAAGATGTCAGTTCGGGGAGACATGCAGAACACAATGCGCTTTTCCTTGCCATGGTAAATCAGTTCCGTACGGAACTGGCAGATGTGGCAGAGCAGTGTACTGGCGGGACAACGGCCAGCGTCCCGTGGATTTGCGGTGATACCACGTACTACTGGAAGGAAAGGTATGCAGCGCCGTATGAGGCGGTTTACGGTGGGTATAAAGGCAAAGCTGCGCAGAATATTCACTTTGTGCCGTTGATGACGGATGAGCATGGTGTGAATGTGCCGACAAACGAGCCGTCAGAAGATCCGGACATTATCCCGGCGGGATACTATGGTGCTGCGTCACGCACTGCCAGTAACTGGACGTCAGCCGATCGTAAAACGCACTTCAGTTCATGGGCGCGAAGAGGCATTGTTTCAGACCGCCTGGCAGGTGCCATTTTGCAGTACGCCGGGCGGACATTATCGTTCCTTACCGGGCAGAGCGCACCGCAGTTGGGTGGTACAACTCCCGGTGATGATGTCAGTCCGGGGGTACCGGGTGTTGAGAAACCGCAGGATGGCGGTGTTGCTGGTACTGGTCATGATGAGGCCGTGAGCAGTACCAGGACGGTGGCTGAATATGATGCGAACAGTGGAAATGGTGTATGGACAGAGCAGCAGTGGGGGGCTGCCGGTGGCAAAGGCACTGTGACTGATGACGGTGGACGGAAAGCGCTGCGACTGGAAAAACAGCCCGGTAAACTGACGTCCTGGAAAATGTTCCGTACTGTTGCAGTGGAGGAGGCAAAAAATCTTCTCAGCAAGGGGGGTGAAATTGCCGTACGGTTCAAAATTCCGGATGGAAGCGAACTGGTGAACGGACAGTTTGTCTTTGGTCTCTACTGGCCGGTGTCGCAGTGGGCGTCAGGCGCGGCAGCAAACAGTATGCTGGCATCATTCTTCCTTCAGACGGATGCATCAAATCTGAATCTTATGCACCACAAGGGCACGTCGAATGCACAACTGGGTACATTTGGTGCGTTTGACCATAACTGGCATACGGTTGTTTTCCGCTTTGCGGGAAATAACAGCGAAAGAGTCGTTCCGGTGATTGATGGTACAGAGCAGACGGCGTTTGACCTTGTGATGTGGACAAATGATGGCTTTACAGCAGATACGCTGACGCTGACAGATATCACGGGGGCAAAAGCGACGTATCCGGTACTGCTTGATACGGTCACAGTCAAAGTTAACGAAAGCCGGGCATCATCATAACCGGCAAAAAAAGCCGCCAGCGGCAGGAACGGAAGCTGGCGGAGGTAATCCCAATGGAGAATGTAAAGAAAAGATGCTTTCGTATATCGGTTTTTAAATGAAAACAGTTCTCATTGTCAACCATAACGGTAAGAAACTATGACATTTGTTCATCAGGTGATGCTGTACTTCTGTACGGCGGTCTGTGTGCTGTATCTTCTTTCGGGTGGGTACAGGGCAGTGCGCGATTTCTGGCGCAGGCAGATTGATAAAAGGGCCGCAGAGAAAATCAGCGCCAGTCAGTCAGCCGGAGCAAAAACAGAAGCCCCACTCATTCCGGAACAACCTTCTTAATAACCCCTTTCAACGAGAAAATCCTATGTCAGAAATAAAATCGCTGGTCACTGCTGAGGCAGTGAAGGAAGTCCTGCGCTCTGAAGAAGTCCGGAGCGCACTGAAACAGCAACTTCGGCAGAACCTTGAGGCGCGTCTTGATGCAGAAGTGGATTCAATTCTGGATGAATTGCTTGGTGCACAGCCGGAACCATCCCCGGAACTGCTTCCGGAACCACAGGCGGAAGATGTCACCACGGAAAATGGTGATATTCAGCCGGAGCCACCGGTGACGGATATGACAGACACACAGCCAGAATCGGGCACAATGCTGTAACGGTGAGTCAGGGTCATCAGTAAAGAGCTGGTGGCCCTTTTGTTGTTGTGAGCTTCCGAGTACGGGAGACGGGGTATGTACCAGATGGAAAAAATCACAACAGGTGTGTCATACACCACGTCAGCGGTGGGAACGGGCTACTGGTTCCTGCAGTTGCTGGACAGGGTTTCCCCGTCTCAGTGGGCGGCAATAGGCGTGCTGGGGAGTCTGTTGTTTGGGCTGCTGACATATCTGACTAACCTGTATTTCAAAATCAGAGAGGACCGTCGTAAGGCGGCGCGGGGAGAGTAAAGCGATGAAGAAAAAATACGAACTGGTTGTTAAAGGGATAAATAATTACCCGAATAAGATTACTGTTACTGTGGCACTGGAAATTGGTGGGTATCCGTCACTGTTGTTGCCAGATGTGGCGATTAGTCTTGACCGTACTGAAGATGCCACGCTGGAGTTTTACGAAGCTGAGGCGAAAAAGCAGGCGAAGCAGTTTTTCATGGATGTTGCTGCCGGGTTATGTGAAGGGGATGGTCCGTTGCCGGAAAAGCGCCCCGTAATTTTAGAGGCGCAGGATGTGTTGATAACCTACAGAGGAAAACTACCGGGAATAATTACTGGTTCTCTGAAGACTCCACCGCTGGCCTGAAGACTTAACATATCCAGGGATTTGAAATCGATAAACCCTGATAAATATCCATGAACACCAAAATCAAATACGGCCTGTCGGCTGCCGTTCTGGCGCTGATTGCCGCAGGTGCGCCTGCGCCTGAAATCCTCGACCAGTTTCTGGATGAAAAGGAAGGTAACCACACCACGGCATACCGTGATGGCGCGGGTATCTGGACCATCTGCCGCGGTGCCATCCTGGTGGATAGTAAACCTGTCGTTCCGGGCATGAAGTTGTCGAAGGAAAAATGCGACCAGGTTAACGCCATTGAGCGTGATAAAGCGCTGGCGTGGGTGGAGAAAAACATCAGAGTGCCGCTGACCGAACCCCAGAAAGCGGGGATCGCGTCATTCTGTCCGTACAACATTGGTCCCGGTAAGTGTTTCCCGTCGACGTTTTACAGACGAATTAATGCTGGTGATCGCAGGGGAGCATGCGAGGCGATTCGCTGGTGGATTAAGGACGGTGGCAGAGACTGCCGTATTCGCTCAAATAACTGTTACGGTCAGGTATCCCGTCGTGACCAGGAGAGTGCGCTGGCGTGCTGGGGAATTGACAGATAAGGCGACTTTTTCAATTTCCACACCACCTTCCGGGCTGACAATAAACGTGACCCGCTGGCTTTCACGATTCACCACCATGCCAAAATAGAGTTCCTGGCGTACCGGATAGATGTTTTCGCACAGCAAAATACTGCTGACATACTGCCCTTCT